AGGTTGGCCCCGCGTAGGTCGGCCTCGCATAGGTCGGCCTCTTGATGTTGCTCCAGGAAAATCTTTAGTGATTTTGATTCCCCTTCGATGATGATTTTGTTGGTGAATCGATTTTTGAGTTGAATGTTCATTTTCCTACCCTTTCAAAAGTGCAGCCCCGGCCCGACTATCAGACTTGGGCGAGCAAGGTAGGTAAGCCGAACGCGGGGCCGCTTGTTGTTGTGTATTTTTTTGAATTATTTTCGCCCAAGTCATATACATATGTATATCGTCCAAAAGCCGTTCTGTCAATAGTTTTGTTTGCAACAATTTGCTAAATAGTGTAATGGCAAGGATTTATGAACGAAAATTGTTGAAAAGAAAATTGGCAGCAAGGCCATAAATGGAGTCGTTTGCTATACAAAAGATTTTCCAAAGAAATTCAAGAATATATCTTGACAGCGGTGCAGGGGGACTGGTAGAGTAGGGCTATGACAGTTGGCATAATGTCAAGGACAACCGCGAAGATAGGGCTAACTGGTCGGTCCAATGACCGGCTGGTTGGCCTTCTTTTCTGCGCAAAATTCGGATTACCCAGCCCCGGCCTGGTGCAGCCCAGGGACAGCCGGGAGCGAAAGCGAAAGCGTTGAATTCGCTCGTTTATGCCAGGCTTGTGAAAGTCATAGAACTTGGCCCTATTCTATGCCACGAAATATCGTGAGCTTTACTCAGTGAAAGCTAATATGACGCCGTATTAAAATGGGCTGTAACACTGAGATAGATTCTGACGCCTTCCGACGGGACGGGTAAGGAATTAGCCCTCTTCGGGGGCTTTTCCTCTGCGCTTCCTCTGGGCTGGATAAGTAGTAAGGTAGATAAATGCAGACAGGCATACAAACAAGGCGCACAACACATAGGACCAAGTGGAAAACCTACGATATCGCTGAGGGGATGAATGTATATTGTCCTGGTTGCAAAAAACCTCTATTAAAAGTCATAAACCGTTACCACAAAACAATTTGGGAATGTGAGTGTGGATATCACAAAGAAACAGTGAAACGGAAGCGAAGATGACAAGAGAGGACAATAAATCATATCAATATGCTTGCAGACGATGCGGAAAACAGTGGAAGCAAAAACTACCTAAAAACACAATGGATAGAGTATGCCCACGCTGCGGGGAGATAGTAGGCCCTAATGTCCAAAGCTAATACCATTGACAGACAGGTTAAATGTGACTTCTGCGGCAAGCTCAAGAGAGAGTCAGCAATGATTTACGTTGTGCGCGATGGTCAAAATGGCAAATACGTCTGTAGCCAAAAATGTGCTGATTTGGCGAATAAGCTGATTAGGCCGCACACAAAGGGGGGAGTATAATGCGGATGGGCAGTAAAAAGGCCACAGAGGTTAATCCAGAGCCAGAAACAGCGATTGAAGGTTACAAACCGCATAAAATCGGAGTTAAAGAGGAAAAGTTTTGCCTGCAATTCGTTATCACCGATGACAGACACCTAAGTTACGAGCGCGCAGGATACCTGGCCACTTCGCCAACAGTGCAATCAGCAGCAATATCACGTCTATTGAAGCAGCCTAAAATCAAGCAGAGAATCGAGGAACTAAAGACAGAAATGCTGCTGGCGCAAGGCGTTACAATAGACCGTATCACAGCAAACCTGGCCGAAATAGCATTTAACAAGGTCTATGCCAAAGTCGATAGAATCAAGTGTTTAGAGCTATTAGGCAAAGACAGGAAGATGTTTTCTGATAATGTAAATGTGACTGACACAGTTAAAAGGGCCGAATTAGACGAGCGGGAGCGGGCTGAAATTTTGGCCCTTGCAGCTATTCGGTTAGGGTGCTCCGTGATGGGCGCAGAAGGGCCGGAAAGGGCATTAGAAGGGCTTGCAGAGCCTTTGGAGGCGGTGCTCGTACCTGATGGTTCGGTGTATGATTTAGAAGGCACAGAGGCCGCAACTGATACTGTGATACATAACAAACCTTATAGGACTATAGAGGGTAAAAGTGGCGATATTGAGGTGGAAACGCCATTATTGACGGGTACGAGTGAAACAGTTGGGGCTGATGAAGGGCCTAATATAAGCAGTGGTAATAGTGAACCGCATTTGGACGCTGAAAACGATGTACAAGGACAAGGACAAGCAGAGACAGGCGAAACGGGAATCAGCCCGGCGCCGCAGGGCTAAGGGTACTACAGGTGTAGTGCCGCAGGGTACTACAAAGGTGGGTACTACGCAGGGTACTACAGATAAGGCTCAACTGCCGGCCAACTATGGGCAGCCAGACTGCCAGTGTATGCACTGCCAACAGAACAGGCGGAGCGAGCATCGGGTCATCATTAATCATGGCGCGCCTACAGGGATAGAGCAGCCTGGTGTATGGCATAGGGTAAGTCTGCCTGGCGACGTGGACTATGCAGGCGTAGCCGATAGAGAGGTAGTGAGGACAGGCTAATGAGCAGGACGTTTGCACAAATGCTTTACGATGTAGGTGTAGAGGGGTATGGTAAAGAGTATATGGCAAGAGTATGGCCGATCCTCAGGCAGGAGGCTTTGAAACAGCCTGTAAAGCAGGGGCAAAGCAAGCAGGGGCATCAGGGAAAAACGGCAGAATCGACCCCCGGCAACCCCCCAGGGGCGGGCGGCCTTGATTCCATTCTACCTACCTCTGGTTGTAAATGAAAGTTACGATGTTAAGATGGGCAAGATGATTTTATGACACGTGACGAGTTGGTAAAGAAGTTGCGGGATTTGAAGCGTGAGGAGTTGCTGATTCATTCTGAGAACGGTTATCGCAATTCTTCTGATTTTCACAGTGAGGCAGATGAGGCGTTGATTGAGTACATAGGCGATAGTGAGGTTGGGGATTTATTTGAGTCATTGGAGCGGTGGTACGGTTGTTATAGATTAGATTGAGCCAAAAGAGCGGGCACAGGCCGGGGTAGCTGCCGGCTGAGTTGCTGTAACCAACGGGTCTCGTTACAGGAGGCCGTAGGGGTAGAACCTTGCGGCCTTCTTCTTTTGGTGATGGATAGAATGGCATATACACCTTCTGATTTATGTTCTGTGAGTTCGGCGTATTGGGCGAATTACAATAGGCTCAAGTTACAGAGCGGGGTTTTTTCATTTACGGACAGGCCATATTTATTTGAGCCTATGGAGAGTAGGTCGCAGTGGGTATGTGCGATGAAGGCGACGGGGGGGGGATTCAGTGAGTGTTTGGGGATATTGCCTTCGATACACGGGATGATATTTGGTCGGTATCCGCAGGGCGTTTTGTATATGTTTCCGACGAACGATGATGTTCAGGATTTCAGTAAGAGTCGTTTTGCGACTTTGATAGACAATAATGGGGATTCGATAGGGAGGTGGGTAAAGAGCGGGGGTGCGGGCACTGATACGGCTCAGTTGAAGAAGATTGGCACTGCTTTTTTGTACTTGAGAGGCGGTCGTTTGAATCCGAGTGATGAGGGTAGTGGTGCGAAGAGGAGTACGAAGCTCAGTGGTATCCAGGTTGATCGGATAGTTCCCGATGAAGTTGATCAGATGGATTCGGAGGCCATTGCGAAGGCCAGGGGCAGGATGGGCAATGCCCGCGTGGATGGTGTGAAGGGCAGGTGTGAGGAGCGGTACATTGCCAACCCATCTGACGTTGACAGGGGCATAGATTTATACTGGCAGGTTTCTGACCAGCGTGAGTGGTTTGTGAAGTGTGTTTGTGGTGGTAAGACGTGCGCGTTGCGCAATTTTTTGAACGATCCGGAAAAGACTGTTGGCTACTACAACGAGAAGGTTAAGCGTCCTGATGGTGTTCCGCACAGGGGTTTTGTTCGTTGCAGTTGGTGCGGCAGGCCGATAGGGAATTCGCCGGGCGAGTGGATTGCGGGGTATCCATCGGTCAAGGACAAGATTGGTTATCAGTGGAATCATCTTGCCAGTCTCTTTAATGATCCGGCTCGTATTTTGGAGGATTTCAGGAATCCGCCGGAGGGGAATATCGGGGACGTTTACCGTTTGGACTTGGGTATGCCCTATTCGTCTTCTACGGACAGGTTGGCTAAGGACGTGGTTTTGCGGTGTTGCGGGCCGGATGTTATGGCTGATACTCACCGGGGTCCGTGTGCGATGGGTGTGGATATTGGCACGGTGAATCACGTTGTTATTGGCGTTCGCACGGGTAGGGACAGGTACGAGATTATCAAGGTTGCCCAGGTTTCTGAATTGAGAGATGCTCACGAATTGGCGAACCGGTACAACGTGAAGAGTGCCGTTGTCGATATAGGGCCTTATGGCGAGGCCCAGCGGGTATTTCAGAGGTCGGAGCATTACAAGGTCTATTTGTGCGAGTACACCGACAGTCCCTTGCAGGAGGCGGTTTTCAACGATAACAACGGTGTAGTGAAGGCTTTTCGGACGGGGATATTCGATAAGACGCACAGGCTCTTGACGGATGGTGAGATTCGATTGCCGAGAATCGGCGATGATATAAGGGAGTTTGCGCGGCAGTGTTGCAACTGTGTGAAGTCGAAGAAGGAGGACAAGCGCAAGCAGCAGATAGTATTCCGGTATGAAGCGACCGGGGCCAAGAAGGAAGACCATTACCGCAATGCGTTGAATTATTTCGTACTGGCTGCGAGCGGATTTCGGATTGCCCAGGTTGGTTCGAGGCATAATCAATCGAAGAAAACACTGAATGAGTACGCGAAGATATAGGAATACGTTATGGGAGGTCTTTTTTCAAAGCCCAAGAAGGTAAAGCCGCCTGTGGTGTCTGCGAGTCCCACTCTCCCCATTGTGGATACGGGTGCTGAGGATGAGGCGACGAAGCAGGCGATGCGTCGCAAAGGGTTCAAGAAAACCATTATCACGGGTGCTTTGTCTCCGGGTACGGGGAAGAAGACCGTATTGGGATAGATATGGAAGATTCACGGGCCAAAGAAATAATCAGGTTATACGACAAGGAGCAGTCGGACAGTGCCAATTTTCGCAATCTCTGGCAGAGTACGGCCAAGTGGGTCTCTCCCCGCCACGACCAGATACTTTCGATTTCGAGTCCCGGCGTAGAGAAGATGGGTGACATTTACGACGGCACGGCCATAAGGGACGCTCAGAGTATGGCCTCGGCGTTATCCGCAGCGTTCATACCGCCGAACCAGAAGTTCTTCGGTTTAATGCCGGAAGATGTAAACCTGTTGGAAATCGAGGACGTTGCCCGGTATCTCGCTATGGCGACCCAGATTGCCCATAATAAGATGTTCCGGTCCAATTTTATGGTCCAGATTAACGAGGCATTACTGGAACTTATTGTATTCGGGACGTGCAATCTTTTCACTGAATACGACCGGAGGGAGAGGATGCTCAATTATCGCGCCTGGCCCATTGGCGGGTACGAGATTCTTGAGAACAGTCACGGGAACGTCGATACGGTAATGATACGCTGGCCGATGACGGCCCGGCAGTGGGAGCAGTTATTTTCCGAATTGAGAGTGCCGCGAGAGAAGTTGGGTCCGAGTATCGTAAAGGCCCTGGCGGAAGAAAAGACCGAGAATGACACTTTCGAGTGCATACACTTCGTAGGACCGCGCAAGAACAGAAATTTGCGACTCTCCGAAAATTACAATTTGAATATGAAGTTCAAGTCCGAGTACGTGAACGTCAAAGACCGGGTAGTGGTCAACGAGGGTGGATACCCAGATAATCCTTTTGCCGTATGCCGCTGGATGAAATCGCCGTCTGAAAAGTGGGGTCGCGGGCAGGGCACTGAAGGACTTTGTGACATTAGGTACATCAACCAGCTCAAAGAGGACTTGATAGACCTTGCCAATAAGTATCCCGACCCGCCGAGAGACGTTCTGGAGTCCTTTGAGGGTGAATACGATGTAAGGCCGGGCGCGAGGAATAATACATCCGTTATCCCCGCTTCGGCGGTTTGTGACTTCGGCGCCCAAAACGCTTTTCCCGCTACTAAGGAGCAGTTTGAATTTCAACAGAACCAGATACACGACCAATTTTTCAAGAACATTCTATCCCCTTTACAGACCTTGACGGGTGATAGGCGGACTACTCTTGAGATATACGAGAGAATCAAGGAGTCACTTCGTCAGATGGGTGTGCCGGTAATGCGAACGTGGGCGGAATTGTTCACGCCGACTATCGAGAGAACTGTGCTACTCCTGATTGAAAACGGAGAGATACCCAAGCCGCCGCCCGAATTGAGCGGTGCGGGTTTTGGAATTGAGTATATGGGCGAATTGGCTTTGGCGCTTCGTAATCAGCAGGCAAAGGGATTCCAACAGTTTGCAGGATTCTTAATGGATATGAGCCAGATTATACCCGAAGCACCCGACTACTTAGACGCCAAGAATGCGATACCGAGAATGGGCCGGGCCTTCGGTGTGAACGAGGAGGATATAGCTACCGAGGAAGAACGGGAGGCCAAACGCAAGACCCGTGAGCAGGAGAAACAGGCTATGATGGCAATGCAGGCGGGAATGGCCGCCGCCGAGAGTTACAACAAGGCCGGCAAGAAGGCCGAGGAAGGTTCTTTGGCCGATAAGGTTTTGGCGGGAGTATAGATGAAATTGGTTAGTTGTCCAATATGTAATTGTCGAATGTCGTTTCGTGATGACCATAGGCGAAAACGCAAAGTCTGTTCTCGTAAGTGTGCACTTATTTTGGCAAGGAAAGTAAATCCCGTTATTGGACACGCGGCTTGGGTTAAGTGCGGATTTTGTGGTAAATCAATTAGAGCGGAAATGGCACGGGTTAAACATTCTAAATCCGGCAAAGTGTACTGCAATAAATCCTGCAAGGCTAAAGCCGAAATACCTAAGAAGTCCGTTATTTTGGAATGTGAAACCTGTGGCAAGGTGCTCGTTCGTTCGCCATGTCATCTTGAACATAAACATCATTTTTGTTGTCGGCAATGTTTCGGTATTTGGAGGCGTCAATTTACCGGCGAACAGGCACTTCACTGGAAGGGGGGGTATAATAAAACAGAACGAGAACGAATCCGCAGTCGTAAAGCGTGGAAAGAACTAAGAAAAACAGTATTGGAATCATTTTCTAAGGCGTGTGCCGTATGTGGGAAAACCGGCACTTTGCACTTACACCATATTCGACCCTGGCGATTGGGTGGTAAAGATGAAATATCAAATCTTGTACCGTTATGCCCCAAGTGTCATAGCAAACAAACTGTATCAGATTGGATAGTTGAAAATGGTGTATCGTGGAAAGTCGGTGGTGCTCACGTATATCGAAAGGCAGGTGATTACAATGACGGGGATAGGTTGTGCAAAATCGGGTAGGAAGCACACCCCGCTGTAGGTGGTTTCAAAGAAGCAGCGAGGTTTATTCGGTGCAGAACTTGCCCGCAGGCGCAAGGGGGGCAAACGTGCAATGACGGGTATTACGACTAAGGAACTTGAAAGTCACTTGCACGAAAGCAAGGCTAAGAAACTGCCACTTTACCACAAAAAGAGGCGCAAATGACCGCCAACGAAGAACTACAACAGACGGTAATAGATTTCAAGATGACTTTCGATAGCGAACACGGCAAGAAGGTCCTTGCGAAACTGGCGACTTTCTGCTGCGCCAAAAGTCCTATCTTCGTAGAGAACTCGACTCGCAAGACTATGTATAACCTCGGCGCTCACGCCGTCTATCGGTACATAATGCACTTTATCGAATGGGACGACAAAAAGGAACAACCAACCAAAACCATTTCTTGACAACAGGAGTAAATCATTATGGCAGAAGAAGAAGAATTAGATCAAGCAGCAGCCGAACCAGAACCGATAACTACTGCCCCGATAGTAGGAACGGACGGCAAGTTGAGTCCCAAATGGCGAGACACATTGCCGGAAGACATTCGCGGCGAGAAGATGCTTGAGCCGTATAAGGACTTCTCCGCCGTAGTCAAGAGTCTCGTCAGCGCACAGAGAATGGTTGGCAAGGATAAGATTGCCCTGCCCAATGAGAAGTCCCTGCCGAGTGAATGGGATGCCTTCTACGATGCCACTGGCAGGCCGAAGACCAAAGACGAGTACAAATTGCCCGTACCGGAGGATATTAAGGAGCATTATGACCCGGCTTTAATAGCAACGGCAAAGGAGATATTTCATAAGGTCGGTTTCAATCAGAAACAGGCTGAAGCGCTCTGGCAATTCGAGGAACAAAGACTGAGGAACGGCATCAAGGCCATTGCCGCCGCCGAGGCCGCCGAAAACAAAGAGACCGAAGATGCCCTGAAAGAAAAGTGGGGCGAAGCATATCCTGAGCGACTTCTCATTGTGAATACAATCATCTCGGATAATGCCCCGGAAGAATTGAGAGAGAAACTTGTCAATGAATACGGCAATGACCCCGTTTTCGCCGAGTTCGTTCATAACATCGGCCTGAAGTTCATCGAACACAAGGTAATTGAGACGCCGTTGATTCCGACTCCGGCGGACCTGGACGAGCAAATCTCAACCTTGATGCACACGGATGCTTACCAGAAAAGAGAACATCCGGACCATAAGAGAACAGTAGATAAAGTGCTGAAATTACACGAAGCAAAAGCAAAATCGAAAAGGGGATAAGCCCTACCGCCCCCCTTTGAGACTTGAATGTTTAATGGACAACCTGTTTTGCAGGCCCGAAAGATGGTGGTAATCCACCCGCCAACCGGCGCGAGGTAGGCAAGGCCCGGTAACGGATAACCTTTCCGCAAATTGACAACGTGAAACAATGGAAAGGTTATTCCGATGAGTACGCAAATCCCAGTAGCATTTGTTGACCAGTATAAGGCCAACATCCTGCTACTGTCTCAGCGAAAGCAGTCTCTATTGGAGAGATGTTGCCGAAAAGAGACCATCACCGGGGATACTATGTTCGTCGAGCGTATAGGGGCTACTGCAATGCAGGCCATTACGACTCGGCACGGTGATACGCCTCAAATCGACACGCCCCATTCGAGACGCAAGCTGACAGTGGCGGACTACAACTGGTCGGACAAGATTGACAGGCTCGATAAGCTCAAAATGATTATCGACCCGCAATCCACATACGTCCAGAACGCGGTAGCTGCGGCAAACAGGACTAAGGACGACGTGATTATCACGGCCTTGTTCGGCCCGGCCTATTCAGGCCATACCGGAGCTACAACGGTCAACTTTTACGATGCAGGCGAGTGCCGTCTTGTGAACAGCGACGGAACAATCGAGGCCGCAGGGTCCGATTGGGACGACGATACCGAGACGGGCCTGACTATCGCAAAACTGTTGACCTGTAAGCAACTGATGGATGATGCGGAGATTGACCCTGAGCGGCAACGCTACTTCGTCACGAACCCGTATAACATCAACCAGTTGCTCAATACTACAGAGGTAAAGAGTTCCGACTATAACACCGTGAAGGCTCTGGCAATGGGCCAGATTGATACGTACATGGGCTTCAAGTTCATCATGTCAACGAGACTTCCAGCCGATGATACGGACACCGGCGCTACCAAGTGCGCTGCCTTCGCTCAGGATGCGATTGTCCTCGCCGTTCCTGAAGACATTACAGTCCGTGTTGACGAACTCCCCACCAAGAATTACACGACTCAGGTGTATGTTGAGTTGAGTCTTGGCGCAACCAGGGTCGAAGGGCCGGCAGTGGTCGGGATTCTTCTCGATACCGCCTAATTGAAAGGAGATTTACAATGAGTACGACTTTTCAATATCCATTTAACCCGATACCCTGGGATGGTACGCCGCAGGACCATAGTGGCGATGCCGCCGATGTTCCCTATATGGGACTGTATGCCGTCGAAACGACGCAGAGGTATATCCCTGGTACGAGGAAACTAACTTGGGACGGCAGAGTCTTTAAGTATTCCCTTGCTACCGGCACTGTTGGCGGCGGCAGACTGGCTTATTTCCTTGCTGCTGTAGGCACTTACGGTGTTGCCTATACGACCATAACCGGTTCTAAGGTTGTCGGCGACGTACAGGTCAGTATTGCAACCCAGTCCTTTGCTAAGGATGTTCTTGCGGGCGGCTTGGTGCTTCTCTATGGTGCAAGTTATGACTATTACCAGCAGAGGGGTATTATCGGCAACAACTATTGCTCAAGCTCCCAGCTTGATATTGACCTCGATGGCCCGTTGTCTGTGGCTATAACCACTGCCAGTACGGGTATTGAGGTAATGCCGAATCCGTATAGATACATCGGAGCTTATACGGACACAAGTTCGGCGTCCGGCGTTCCGGCGGCGAGAGCCGTTTCTGGTGAGTTCTTCTGGCAGCAGACTTGGGGAATGTGCAACGTAGAGCCGGGAGAAACAATATCCGGTAGTTCTCTCGACAGGCAGTTAGTCGGCGGTATTGGCGCTGGTGCTTGTTATATGCACTCGGCGGCACACGCCACAACCGACCAGGCTCAACACATCGGTTGGATTCTCGATGCAGGAGCTTCTCCTGTTCCGTTTGTAATGCTCCAACTGAGCATATAAGGAGATTCTTATGACAGAAGAAGTTGAAAAAAAGCCCGAAGAGTTCGACGCCCAAAAACACAGAAAAGAGGTTGTCGAAAAGATGAAGACTGAAAAGGAAAAGGGAAAATAGGGATTGGGGGAGAGAAATCTCCCCCTTCTTTTTATGAAAGATGAAGGTGATATTGTTTCGCCTTTTGTGCCGGAAAAAGACCTTCGGGACGAAGTCAACAGCAGGACTGCGAAAGCCGGTTATACCACAAAGTACGGTGAACCGACTTACAGAACGAAAATTCAGACTGTCATACCGTTTGGCAGTCAGAGATTAAATATCTGGCCGCGTGATAAGAACGGCAATTTGTTAGGAGATTAAAAATGGCAGTGTCAACGGGTAATCAGTACATATGGGCGTTTGTTCATTGGGCGGAGCGAAATCCTTTTTCCGGCTTGAACAGCGTTCATTGGGACACAATCAAGGCGATGCTCAAGATATACAACCTTGTCAATACGACCGACGGCGGAACGGCGACGGCGACCGACCCGGCGTCTTACGGTGTGGATGTGGATATTCCCGGCAAGACGACGGCGAATACTGATACCAACGGTATCGACTTTACAACGCCTACGGACAATAACTGCGCTGCGTCTCGGTATCCGCAATCGCACGTGTTCACCGCCGCAGGAGCATAAAAGGAGACTAACTAATGGCAGGTACAGTAGCATTAAAAGAATCCTCATTCGGGGAATCTCCTGTCTGGGAACGGACAATAACCTATACCTTTGCGAGCGGCGATACCACTGAGGTCAAATATGCCTTACCGATGAACGGTATTCTGCAAAAGATTATTATTAAGTGCAGTGGCGCTACTGGTGCGGTAGTTACTACTACGGTTGCTATCGACGATAACGGCGATAACGAAGTGTGGACCGTGGCGGCATTGGCGGAATCAACGACATATACATATAGCGTTTGCGAACCGATAGCGGGCGTAATGGACATAGGAGTATTACCAAGTACAGACCCGTTGAGTGCCTATACCGTAACAGTCACTTTGCGAGGTATCTAATGTTCAATGCAAGATATTTGCAACCACAAATCAATACGAGTGGACTGGTGGCCCACTGGAAACTCTGGGATGGTTTTGCGGGATATGAAACCGGAAACCAGGTTTTCGATTATTCTCTCAATGCTAATCTGGGTTCGACCACAATGATAGATTACGGTTCTTATCCAGGATATTTGTTTGTCGATGGTAGTGAGATATTTTGTGGTGACGGTACAACTATTGCAAATATCTTCGACGGTGGTGGTTCATTCTCCGGTTGGTTGAAACCATTGGACCAGGGCCAAAATAACGGGGGTAGGGTCTTCGACAAATCGACCAATATCTCCGTTGGTTCGGTCCTTTATTGTAATGCCTCTGATACCGTATTGACTTTTACCCAGGTAACTGATGGCACTCCCGGTACTTGGACTTTTCCCGTTGATATGACGAACGGTCCGTGGCAACACGTAGTCCTTACTTATGACGCGGACGCTACGGCAAACAATCCCATAGTATATGTAAATGGTGAATCTGTTGCGGTAACTGAAACGAGTGCCCCGAACGATGTTCGCACCTCTGACGCGGCTGCGCACATGTATATTGGGACGAGGTCCGCTGGGGGCAGGAGTTGGAACGGCAAGATGGATGACTTAATGTTTTTCAATAGAATCCTGTCTGCTACCGAAGTCAAAAGTATTTTTAGTGTTAGTCGTGGAAGATATGGAGTTTAACGATGGCAATAACCATAAACGAATTGACAGTCGCTGTAAATACCAATGTGGAACGTCCAAATTGGTGCATAAATGCCGTTTCTGAGGATGCTTCCGGGGCCGAGGTATTAAGGGCGGCGGCAACGAAAAGACATTCTATCGAGAAGATTTGCATAACCTACAAGTCCGGCGGAACTAACTGGCTCAAGATTCTCGATGGAACAAACGAATTGATTGGCCCTCTTGTACTTGCCGATGGCGTACCCTGGTCATATTCTTTTTCGCCACGCAGTATTTTTGGAAGCGCCGGGACTAACCTGAGAGTCAAGACCCAGGCCGCCGGGAGTATCAATATCGTAATGGAAGGCTTCACAGAAGCGTAAGGACACTTATTATGGCAATGACAGACTATGGAATCACTATCGTTACTCCTCCGATAGAAGGCGACTGGGTATATTCCTCACAGTATTGTGCGGATATTGACGATGCGTTTGACCTTGTTACAGCAGTAAGCGGAAAATATATTTACGTCCGCAAAGTACAACTCAGTTGCGGAACAGTGTCGGGGTGGTTCACTTTGGGCGCAGACGTATCGGCCAACGCACTTGCCCATACGTACATTGGCCCGATTTACTTTGGAATAGCGTCGGGAATGTACACTGTTGACTATGGCGACAAGGCGTTGCGACTGCCGGTTTCCCATTCATTCGCCATCGACGGCGCAAACTCGGCCCCCGTATGGATTTGTTTTGAATACAAAATCAGATAGAGACGGTTCGTTTTGCTCCTGTTGTTCTGTGGTTGTGGTTTGGGACGGGCGGTCGAGATGACAGGGCCGCCCTGTCCCATAAAGAGGTAACTTATGACTGAAACAGATATTTGCAATATGGCACTCGGTCGAATAGGGGCAAATCGGCTGACCTCAACGACCACAATTGATGCAGACACTACAGTCCAGGGTATTCAGTGCCGACTGTATTACGACCCGACGAGGGATGCGCTTCTGCGCAGTTTCGACTGGTCGTTCGCAAAGACTCGAAAATCACTTGAACTACATCCAGACGCCCCGGACTTCGAGTGGGACCATCAGTACAAATTGCCTGACGACTATCTGCGTATGCGGTCCAATTACACGATTGACGATACGAACGATGTTGACGACCGGTACGTTATCGAAGGCGATAGACTCCTGACCAACGAGGACGAGGCGGAAATTCGATACATCAGGAAAGTTACAGACCCGGACGAATTCGACCCTCTCTTTGTTGAGGTATTCGTACTCCAACTTAGCCTAAAACTCCTTCCTACTCTTGCGGGCACACAAACCGGTACATTCAGACAGGAACTCAAAGATGAGTTGAAGGCGGTTCTCAGTAAGGCCCGCGTCGTGGCCTTGCAGGAGAGTAATATCACAGGGCGAAGAACCCATATCCAGTCGAGGCTTACGGACTAAATGGCGAACGAGGTAACATTCGGCTGGGTTACAGGCGCGACGCTGACCTTCTCGGCTTATACGCCCGCGGGCGTAGCGCGAGGAGCGGCAGACCAGGCATTACCGGAAATTGGCGCTACCGGATACTACACTGCGACACCTTCGACGGCGCTTGTGGCGCTCGATGTTGTGATAGTCGAGGATGCTACGGGCGTTATCGGCTGGGGTCAATACCTGCCGGACGTGAGTTCCACGAGTATTGACGCCGATTTGACTTCTATTGAGAGCAAAATTGACACCCTTTTGAGTATGGGCGGCGGGAAACTCAATGTTTTCGACGAACGGACGGCCCAGCCGCCTGCGTTAGTGGTTATAGGTGGATAAATGGCGAATGTTCCGATTATCTCATTGAATACCGGCGAGGTAACACCGCAGATAGACGCCCGTGCGGATATTGAGAAGTATTCTTCTGCGTGCCGAACGCTGGAGAATATGATTCCCCGAATCTACGGTGGCGTGGAGCGCAGGCCTGGTACGGAATATATCTATGAGGCTAAGTACGGTGGGCAGGCAATCAGACTCATACCATTCATTTATTCCTCTGAAATCGCCTATATATGCGAATTCGGGAATCTGTATATTCGGTTCTATTACAACGGTGCGATTCTACTGGATAAATACAACGTTCCCGTAGAGGTAGTGTCTCCATATCTTGTCGGCGATCTGCCGGAGCTGCAATATGACCAAATCGGCGATACGATGTGGCTCATCCACAAGAAATATGCACCGATGAAGCTCACCCGGACGACTGCAACGTCTTTTTCCTTAGATGAGATAGTCTTTGAGACCGGACCGTTCCTGACCAGGAACGATTTGGACGCCGCAGACGGTATTACCCTGACTTCCAGTGTTACGACAGATGGGGCTACGGGTACTTTAACGGCTTCCGGCGCGGTTTTCAATGTGGAACACGTCGGGGCACTGTTCAAGCTGGTTCATCCGAGGGCGGTGACAATAGTGAGCGTTGCCGCCGCCGGTACGAGCGATGCTATAGACGTTGAGGGCACTTTCCACTGGACTACGCACGGAAATTGGACCGGCACAGTCAAGCTGGAGCGCAACGAGAATAGTGCGGGCTGGGAAACGTACCGAACCCACGTCAAGGTTACTGTTGACGATGCCAATATCCAACTAAGCAGTACCGAAAGTGCGGACGATGTTCAGTATCGCACTACGGTTGTAGCGGGTGTAACGGGCACGGTGAGCAGTGAAATCAATATCGTAAATCCAGACCACGAAGGAATAGTCCGAATAGACAGCGTTGTGAACACTAAGAGCGCGGGCATTACCGTTGTGGCCGTCCTTGCCTCTACGGACACCACTATTCGCTGGGCTGAGGGGTCGTGGTCGGACTATCGGGGCTGGCCGGCGGCTTTCTGTTTCTTCGAGAATCGTGCCGTTTATGCAGGAAGCACCCACGAGCCGCAGATGATATGGTTTTCGGCTACGGACGATTACGAGGACTTCGACGAGGGCGTTCTCGCCGCCGATTCGTTCAGCAGGTTCATACCTACTACAAACGATATTCGCTGGATAGCGGCGCTTAATGTTCTCTGCGTGGGAACGTCCGGCGACGAATGGGTAGTTCGCAGTAACAAACTCGATACTGCAATGACTCCTACGAGCGTGACCGAAAAGCAGGTATCTCGGTACGGAAGCGCACCTGTTCAGGCCGTTAAGGTCAATAACTCAATTCTGTTCCTTGATTACGTCCGGCGCAAAGTCCGCGAATTCCGTCTATCGGAAGGATACAGTGACGAATATCCGCTTCCCACAGACCTGACTACTCTGGCCGAGCATATCACGGAAAGTGGTCTTGTCGCCATGGCCCACCAGAGGAATCCCGATTCTATTCTCTGGTCAGTAAGAGACGACGGCGTTCTTCTTTCGATGAGCTACGAGCGCGAGCAGAATGTAGTGGCTTGGGCCAGACATCCCATGTACGAATAAGAAAGGATACTGAAATGACTCAAATAGTAAAACCAATCGTAGGCGCTTCAGAAGACACATGGGGTACAGACCTCAATAATTATCTCGACGCCGTTAAGGGCGGTATCTCCGTCAAAGAATACGGTGCTGTCGGAGATGGTACAACTGATGATACGGCGGCGATTCAGGCGGCGATAGATGCTGCGGAACTGGTGCATGGAACAGTTGTTATCCCTATAGGAACATATAAGTTTACTACAGGATTGGTAATTGACAGAGGAATAATATTACAGGGAATGAATCGTACTGGAACAGTTCTTAAAAAATATGGTAATTGTGTGGGCATTACTGTTAATGCGACAAGCGCCTCAGGAACGGATACCGGTCACGTGGAGCTTAGGTGTTTTACTCTTGAATCAAACGGTGCTCCTGATGCTTCTAACGGCATAACAATAATTGAGTTTCGGGAAGGTATTGTTGATGATGTAGTTGTCAGGGGTCAAGGCAATCACGGCATAGAGTTTAGGAAGCACAATCACGCCTATTTTAACAATCTCCGGCTGGAACGAAATACCGGCGATGGTCTGTTGGTGGACGCCAGTATTGATGCAAATGCCAATGCCTCTGTGTTTAGTAATATTGATTCCCGAACCAACACCGGTTGGGGATTCAATCTTGAGGAGGGGAACGAAAATTGGTGTTGGGGTATTTGCTCTCAGTATAATACTGCCGGAGGCGTTAGAGTAAATACTGCTTATGGTAATGTTTTATTTGTTTATGCCGAACAAAACGGTGTAGTTCCTGACGACCCGGACGTACAAGTTGTATTGACCAGTCTCGCAAAGGCAAATACGGTTCATAGCATAGTTCCGGCGGAGGTGAAAACAAATAATTCTTACAATTTAGTATTTCAACGAACTGGAAGCGAAGATGCTATTGTTGGAGAAGGAGCAAGGTTTGGCCGTGTCATAACAAACACGATAGATATTGCGTCCGGTTATTCAATCCGAAATGTCACCGCCGGCGGAGCAACTATCAGGTTTGGCACGGGTTCTCCTGAGGGTGTCACAACAACGCCGGTAGGCAGTTTATTCTTACGAACCGATGGTGGCGCAAATACAACTTTGTATATTAAAGAAACAGGAACTGGTAATACGGGTTGGGTCGCTAAATAATGTTACGGTTTAGCATCAGGAACGTGGAATGTAAGAGTCTTTAAGAAATAATCTTTACAGAAGGTATTTATGGCTCTATATGGTTTTGGCATTTATGGCGCAGGTTTTTATGGCCGTTTATACCCCAGATCGGGTCAAATCTACGTGGATAGCGTAGCGGTTATTCCCTCGGCTAACGAAGATGAAGTCTGGATGCTTGTTCATACATACGACGTTACACCCACACGATACATTCTGCGGATGAAGCCGCGTCTCTTCGATAGTATAACAGACGCCTTCTTCGTTGATTGCGGGTTGACGATAACGAATAGTCCGGCCTCGGCCACAATAACCGGACTCGACCATTTAATAACAGGTATGGAAGTGATAGTCCTGGGCGATGGCGTAGTTTATACCCCAACTGCGGCGGTGGACGCCACTGGTTCGGTAACAATTTCAACGGCGGTAACTACGGCACAGGTGGGCCTGAAATACAGGTATAAAGTCAAGCCGATGCGCCCTGATATTGCAATGGCGGGTGGAACTACTCACGGGAGTATCGTCAAAGTGGCCGAGATGGGAGTCTCGTTCCTGAACACAATGAATGCGCAGTACGGTGTGAACTATACGGACCTCTACGACTTCGACTGGACAAATGCACAATGGACGAACAATACGGAAATCACGGGACTATTCACCGGCGACGTAGTTGCCCACGTGGACGGGGGTTTCACGATAGATAACAACCTGATAATTACAGGGGACGAACCGCTTCCGTGTACGGTGCGCTGTCTTGTGCCCCGCTTAGAACGGACTGGAAGATAGTGTATGAAGATATTTATGACAAATAAAACAGACAGGAATAACATTAAGTTGATGTTCTTGTTTGTATCCAAGATGGTGATGATAATTAAGTGCGGGTTTATTGCAAATAGCACAAAGAAGATTTCTGGCAGAAGGCATTTTTCCAGATTTAATCGCGTAGTGGATTCTGTCGTGAGCGTGTGTTTTATCTTGGTGGTTTATCCTATATCTTTTTGCTATGCCACGTCGGGAAAATTTGCATCCGTCTGTTTTGAGATATTGAGCAACATATTCTTTGTATGTTTCTGTTGTTCTGTATTTTTTGAGCCATTCTTTGTAGTGTTTACCCTTTTGTTGTTTTCTTCGATAAATACGGTATTTCTCAGTATTTCTGTATTTTCTATTGTATGCGTTACGTTGTTTTCTGTTGGAGTCTCGATACCTTTTTTGGCATTGGCGACAATGACTTTGAAGTCCGCACGGTCTATCACATCGAGGTGCAAAATCAATTGTTGGTTTGATTTGCTTGCAATGCGAACATCGTTTTGTTATGATTTGGTCAGACATCTTCGTTCCTTTCAACGAATGTGTTTAGAGCCGGTCGCGGGTTACACGCCTGCGCTCGGCTCGTTCTATTCTACGAAGTTCAAATCTTTTGTCAACAATAGTTTTTAGGAGATAAACAATGGCAGGCGCAGCGACACAAACGATTACTTTGGCGATAACGGGCATAGGCGATTCCGTTACCTTCACAAACACGAAGGCTATGACTGTTCCCGTTGCAATGCAGCACGGATATACGGTTTTGTCAACAGCCCAAACGACGGCCTTGGCGCTCTTTGCAATGGTTGACCATATTGCCCTTGCGAAGATTTACGGGGTTTATTTGAAGGCTGAAGTCGGTACGGTGTATATTCTCGTCGATACGGCGGGAACGACGACTTTTGCCGCCTCTGCTGCGGACTTGGTTCTCAACGCGGGCGAGGCGTGTTACTTGCCGATTAACCCTGCAGGCAACTTGGGACTCTGTATCGACGCTTCGGCTGTTACGGCGGCGATTAGTTGGGTTATACTCGGACAGACGTAAAATGACTTTCCGTGAAATGTTACAGACGGACTTGGACTTCGTGGCCTCGCACTCTATCAGTCGAGGGATACTGTCTAAACGACCGGCAGTTGTTGAGTGGAACTATGCACTCGAACACGAAGGCAAGGTTCTCGGAATAGGCGGTGTTGCCTTAATGACGCCCACCGTAGCCTGGTTCTGGATAGAACTGACTCATTATGCCGGAGACCACATTTTAACTTGCTATCGAGTCTTGAAGGAATGGGCGGAAATCTTGGCGAAAGACAAGGGAATAAAGTGTGGATTGGCTTATGTCGATTGCTCATTTCCCGAAGCGATAAGGACGGCTGAACATCTTGGCTTCGAGCGAAAAGCGACTCTTGACCAGTTTATAGGGGATGAACCGGCTTACTTATTCGTGAGGTACTTCAAATGGGACCAGTAGGACTGATAGGTTTAGGCCTTCAAGTGGCGGGTACTATTCAGGAGGGCCGTGTTGCCGAACAGGAAGCAAAGAACGCGGCGGCGATAGAGGAGTACAACGCCAAAGTGAAGGAGCAGGAGGCCAAGCAGAAAGTGGCCGCCGCTACTTTCGAGCAGAACAGGATGGCCGAGGCCGCCGCAAGGGGAATGAGTGAATTGAAGGTCGGCCAGATCGGCGCGGGGACGAACCTTGCAATCTGGGCGAAACAGGAGGCGGAATACGACCTTGCGAATCTAATGAAAGGTTATGAGGGCCAGATTAAGTCGGGCCGGGCCTTGACGGAAGCCGCCGGGTATAGAATGTCGGCTCAGGCATATAAGAGCCAGGCCAAGTCCGCCAAGACCGCCAGTTATGCGAAGGCGGGCACAAAACTTTTTACCGGATTGCAAGCGGCTAATTGGCCCAAAACGACACCGAAGGGTTATGGTGTTGGCTCAGATTGGGCGGGTATAAATAGGGCATGACCTTAGAGGTTGTATATGGCAAAATTCCCCGGTGAAATTCAATACTTGGACATACAAGCCCCGCGATATGGGCCGAACGCCGAGATACACCCTGAGACGAGAACGGGGGCGGGAATGGTTGCGCAGGCCATTGGGGGCGTGGGTGAAGTCCTGTCTGAAATCGACCAGAAGATACAAGTCGCTAAGGATGCGATGGAATTGTCCAGAATGGAGAATGATGCCTCGATGATATGGTCGAAGGCGTCTGATACAATGGCGAAAACCGCCGATACGGAAGGGAGAATCCAACTCTACGAACAAGCCAAAAAAGATGCCCAAGCCATACAGTCGAAACGGACGCGGGTGGATGAACAGTATCGCATGCGTCTGAACGCTTTAATGCCGCAGTGGGATTATCACTTTAGGACATTAAACAGAAATCTCAATATCCAGAACGTGAGAGACCAATTCACTTTGAATCGACAGACATTATTGGAGACCGGAGACCTTGCCGGACATACTAAGTTGATTACCTTGGCGCGGGATACAGGTTCAATTACGCAGGCGGAATATGACTATTACAGTACGAATGCGCCGAACGAATCTGTTTTGGCAAGGATGAACAAGGCAGCGGAAGAAAAGAATTTCGGAATAGTATCGACCCTGGCCGACCAGTTGAAAGACCCGTCCGGTTCTCAGTTGGAACGGAAGAATACGATATTGGCTATGACGAAAAAACTTGGTGATGACGCGGTTGAACTTCAACGGGAAAAGGACAGGGACATTATCAATAAAGCCAGACTTGACGGTACTCTTACCCACCAGATGATTGAAAAATCCAGTCTCGATGAAAAGGAGCAATGGCAAGTCCACGAATGGCTCACAAGCGAATCGAACAGGATACTCAAGGGTGTTGATATTGTCACTGACGAGCGGGTACGTGGCGATTTGGTTGCAATGGTTACGGATGTCGGGCGTGATATAAAAAAGAAACAAACCGTAATTGAGGCATTAAACAATGCTCGTTACGGCGAGAAACCTACGATAGATGATGCTGTGTACAGAGATTTACGCGACAAACTGGAAGCGGCAGAGAAACTTAACTTGGACGAGGCAAGTACCCTTAATGACGCTCAGATGATTATGAAGGGTATCTTAATTCCTCTCGACCCCATAACCAGACAATTCGTAGGCGGAGAAAAGGACTGGACGGCACTTACTACTGCCTATCTTCGATATGACGCTCTGGTGAAGGCGGCGGCAGAAGCGGGCAAGCCGCTAACTCGGCAGGAACAGTTATCCACTGCTCTTGAAACTGCGAAACTGGTGAAGTCTTTGGATATTAGGAATTTGAATCCTGCTTTATTGGCAAGACCGACAAAACAATATATCCAAACAGCCACAGATCCAAAAACAGGTGAACGGATGGGTTACGACGGGACAAAATGGGAAAAGATACCTTAACAATTTCGCCACCGGAAGGTTTTGTTCTGGACAAAATACCTGCTCCGCCGGAAGGGTTTGTCTTGGATTCTGCGCCTGAACCAAACCAAACCGCGCCGAGTCTATTATCTGATTTCGACCCAGAAGCTCTTTTTGATGCGGCAAAGAACACTGTTGACCTTGCTCTTAAAGACGGCATATCAGTAACGGATGCGGACTTTCTTATGTCTCCGGCGGGTTCGGGAATGACACAACGGGAAATGAAAATTCAAAGACTTGAATTAGAAATCAAAAAGTTACCGTCTTGGCAATATGGTTTGTTAATGGGTATGTATCAGGCAGACCCATTTAGATTGCGAGAGTATGGTCTTCGTCATCTTGGTAAATATCTGACACGAAGTGAGCCGGATTTTTTCCCGATGTTATACGAGGCCATTGATAGGACCCAAGCCAAAGAATCTTTGTTGGACTGGAAGAAATATCCGGGAATGGCCGGACAAATAGGCAAAGTCGTTACTGAATTTGCCGCACTGCCAGAGGCCAAAGGGATTAGTGCTGTTGCAAGAAATTTTGCGTTGCAATCCGCTTTGCAAGCCCCGAGCGCACAAGAAGAACAGCAGTCACTATTGAAAACCGTAAAAGAACGTGCGGTTGGTGCAGCAAAATCGGCGGCGGTTGGCGTTGGTGTCGGCGTTGTAGGCAAGTTCATACCGAATCCATTATACAGAATACCCACTGTTACCGGCGGATTTATGACTTTGACCGCCCTTGAAGGCGGAGACCGTGAACAGATTCTCGAATCGGGTATTACCGTACTTGGTTTTGAGGCGGTAGGATTCGCCCAACGCCGTTTATTCTCGGAAGCTACTAAAGCGGCGCGGGAATTTAATCCAAAACTTAAACAAGTAAGGCCAGAGGATTTAGAGGCCAAAATAAAGGAAATTACTGAGGCCGTTAAACCAGTTGTCGAAACTAAACCCACTACCAAACCAACAATCGTCTCTGATGAGGAATACGCGGCTATCAAGGCCCGTCAACAGACCCGCCAGAAGTCCCCCAGCGTTGCGCAGGGCGAAGAAACTCCCCCTGGGGCGGCAGTTACTACCCCTGGTAAAACATCGTCTCGTATTGAGCAGGTGATGGGATATAATATACCTACGGAGGAATGGGGAATACAAATTCACGCGGACGGCAGAGTTACATTAACTCGACAGTATGAGAGCGAGGGTTACGGAGGACGAAGACCCAGACAAATAATGGAATTGAGTAAAGAGGATGCGACGAGATACAAAGATGCGGAAAAGTTACCTAATAAAGAACGATATGCTATACAAAAGCCGATTACAGACAAAGCTATTGCGGTTGCTAAGGCCATCGGCGAATCGGCTGTTACTACCCCCCAGCGCGCAGAGGGGGCGGTAGAGAAGAAAGCGGCAGAGAAACAGCCCGCCCTTGCCAAGATAGAGAAACCAGAAAAGCCTGCGGCGAAGGTAGAATTTAAGCGGATTCCAGCCAGTAAAGTACCCACGACAAAGGGGGCAACATACCGGGGCGAGAAATTTGAAGGCAATAAGGGTGTATGGCGGTTGGGCAAAGGGTTATATTCAACCCCCGATAAGGCTTTAGCGGGAAAATATGGGGATGTTACAGGTATTGTCGGGGGACTGCCTGATAATCCTCTCATAGTACCTCGGACACAATCGTTTGAGGATGTACTTCTTGAAATGTCAGGTGAGAAAACCATACGCGAGTTTAATAAGAAATACGCAGACCCATCAGATTTCTTGAAACCACTTGGTTATGACGGCGTAATTAGCGAATCGAGCGATGTGATAGTTAAATATCCACCCCCCACTCTCACCAAACCCGCAGAGGGGGCGGTAGAGAAGATACCCACGCCGATTAAAATAAAAGAGGGGCAGCTTCCTATAAATCGTTTGGGATTACTTGAACCTGATTTACCGCCGGTCAAAGAGGGTTATGTACGACTCTACCGAGGGCAACATCCCAAACAAAAAGACCTGTTCCACCCTAAAAGAGGTTTATTGTCACAGGAAGAAATACAAAAGCAATATCCGCGTGGCAAAGGTGGTTGGTTCAGCGACTCTTTGGAATATGCTTACAAATATGCCCAAGCACAGGGAGAGGGTTGGGAAATAGTCTATATTGATGTGCCCGCAGAAACGGCAAAGGAGCACGCCCACAAAGGTTTTGCTGGCATAGAACCGGAATACTTTTTCCCAGAATTATACGAGGAATCCGCAGAGGGGGCGGTAGAGAAACAACCACTGGTAATGAGCAAGCAAGAATACAATGACTTATTCAAGCAAGCCAAATCCTTGTCGGAAGATGATGTCCACGCCTTAATGCGTGAAAGCCTTAATCCCAACGAATATCAGATGTATCTTGAGGATAGAGTTGCAGCACAAAGTCCAGATAAGCCCAACGCGGAAGCGGCAGAAAGAGCATTAAAACAAGAGATGGCGGTTCTGGGCAGCGATAGGGGATATGTCTATAATCAAAAGACGGCTGACTGGCAAAGATTACCTGCGAAGATAACTACATTATGGGAAAAGTACGGTAAAAAGACTTATGACGAGTATGTAAAAGAGGGGACGCTTATCACTCCCGCAGAGGGGGCGGTAGAGAAGAAAGCGGCAGAACAAGTCCGTCCTATGACGCGGGACGAATATCTTGAATCTAAAGGTCTTAATCCTCACCGTTGGTACAATTCAGAAATGACGGCAGAAGAAATAATGGAGACCCCCGAATGGCAAGCAGATACGGAATATGAGAGATTGGTTAAAGCAGGAAAAACTCCGACTGTTTCTCCTGTAATAGCGGCAGAAGCCCCCGCGCCAGAGGGAAAAGCAGAGAAACCCAAGCCCGACACCGGCAAGCTCCCCGGCGGCAGGCAGGCGGGAGGGACGATACTTCTTAGTCCGCAGGAATGGGCCGATGCTCTGAAGGCCGGATATTATCATTTACAGAAGGGTGCAACAACTATTGCCGACTGGACAACGAAGATGTTGGCCGACTTCGGCGACCCTATCAAGCCGCACTTATCAGGGATTTGGAATGAGATACACGGTGTTGACAAGGGAGAACGGCCAACAGTTATTTCCACTAAAGCCAGTCAAGCAATAGAAGATGTTGGCGCGCTTATTGAAGACATTGAGAAACCGCCTATTGTGCCGCCGAGAGAAAAGGCAGTACCACCCAAAGGTGAAAAGAGAGAACGCGGATTCGTTACCAGCGTCAAAGAGGAATTTCCTGACTTAGAAAGCCGCGTCGCGGGCGAATATGTGCCGAGAAGCACAGATAGACTTTCTATGAAGGCCCATACTCTGATTCTCGATGATATTGATACCGCCGAGCGAATGGCACGGACAGGTGCGAATGATGAGGCTGTTGCAACTGCATCCGAGTTGATAAAACACTATAACGAAAAGGCGCAAACGGCAACGGATGAAGCAAGTAAGAATGCCTTTTACGATAAGGCCGCCGATATTGCAAACACAGTTGCCCCTACTCTCACTGAGTTAGGTCGTGCAGTTCAGGCCGCATCAATTCTCAGTCGAATAACACCGGAAGGACAACTGCGTTTTGCGGCACAGGCAATCTCCAAGTATAACGAAGAAGTAGAGACAACACGTGGAGGTCTATTTGGACTACGGAAGAAGATACCCGGACTTACCGGCGAACAGAGTAAGGACATTCTAACGAGAATGAAGAAGGTTCAGGATATGCCGGATGGCCCGGAAAAGGCTATGGCTTTCTGGGAATTGCAACAAGAAATCTCAATGTTGATTCCGTCCACTTGGTATAACAAGATAGTCAATCTCTGGAAGGCAGGACTTCTTACCGGCATAAAAACATCTGGTCTTAATACTATAGCGAATTTGTCTCACGGAGTCAGTGAGATTGTCAAAGACATTCCTACAGTTGGTGTTGATAAGACAGCATCGTTATTTACAAAAGAAAGAAAAGCAGCATTTACTCTTCGTGGTCTTACTGGTGGTGTTGTCGAGGGATTCCAAAAGGGGTGGCGATACCTTGCTACGGGTTATGATGCTCGACAGGTAGGTGCTAAATTCGATTTCAAGAAAGTCAATTTTGGAAAGAGTAGGTTTGCAAAATGGGCACAGGCTTATGAGGAGGCCGTATTTGGATTACTCGGCGCGGAAGACCAGCCACCCTATTACGGCGCAAAGGCCCGCTCTTTATTCTCTCAAGCAATAGCACAAGCCAAGACACAGAGACTCAAAGGCGCGGAAGCCGTAAAATTCATAAATGACCTGCTTGAGAAGCCCACAAACGAAATGCTCAAGTACGCAATGATTGACGCCGAAACATCCGTTTTCGTCAATAGGACGTTGTTGGGTGACGCCGCCAAGATGCTCCAGCGAGTGCCGGGTGTAGAGTTTGTGATTCCCTTTGCTCGTACCCCGTCTGCAATAGCGATGCAGATAGTGAATTATTCACCCGTAGGAGCAGTCAAAACGGTAATAGAGAATATCGGCAAGGGCAGATTCGACCAACGACTTTTCTCTCAGGGGATGGGCCGGGCAATAACAGGCACGGCTGCGCTGGCTGTAGGTTCAGCACTATTCAAAGCAGGACTTCTTTCGTTAGGCAGGCCCAAAAGTGAACGGGAAAAGAAATTGTGGGAACTGGAAGGACGTAAGGAAAACGCAATTCTTGTAGATGGGAAGTGGCGGTCGGCACAGATACTCGGCCCAATAGGTAATGTTCTCGTTATAGGCGGTTACTTTGCTAAGGGACTTACTGATACAGGCAGTCCAACTCAGGCGATATTGCAGGCTATATCGGGCGGAGCAAAGTCATTTACCGAAGAAACATACCTATCAGGCTTGAGGCGAACTCTCGATGTGATGGAAGACCCGGCGCATTCTTTTGAATTGTGGTTTTCTTCACTTGCCGGTTCGTTTGTGCCTACCATTGTGGCCGATGTTGCAAGAGCGGGCGATTCGACGGAACGACGAACCGTTGGCCCTATCCAACGAATAGAAGGGCGGATACCGGGACTGCGAAATACCTTGCCGCCAAGAATAGATGTTTTCGGTCAGGACTTGCCGAGGTATGGTGGTAATGTCTTAGAGGTTATGATTGACCCGACCAGGCCGGTAAAAGTTAATCACGATGTCGTTATTGATGAACTGAGACGACTGTGGGACAACGGGGTTCAATCTTCACCAACCTTACTTGGCGATAAGGCCGGATATAAAGAACTTACCGAAGACCAGAATACCCGTTTATGGCGAAGGGCGGGAGTTCTCACTTATCAGGCGATATTTACTCGTATGCACACACCCGAATACAAAAAGGGTTATAGTCCTGAGTTCTCTGCAAAAATAAATGATGCCATACGAGGCCAAGTAATTGAAACGGTTACAAGGCAAGCACAAAACCAGGCGCGATGGGAAATGGTGAAGGAACTTGAATCGCAAGGGATGAGTATGGACTATCTAAAGACAACAGACTTGTTCCCCATTCCCATAGGAGAGATACCTTTAATGATTATGCAAGAGGGTGGATTCTAATGCTGATTGACGCCATACGCGATCCGGATTATTTGAACTATCTGCTCAAGGACGGCACACGGCCCTTGACGGCGAATTGGCCTGCGGGGAATTACACAGTAACATTAGGCAAGGTGACATTTACGGGCGTGGACGCCTTGCCTGCAACCGCAATAGAAGGCCAGGTAGTATTCTACAATGTTGACCAGCATTTATATTTAGGCGTGCAACCTTGAGCGTGTCTGTTATCATACCTGCTCGGAACGAGATATATCTGGCCAAGACTATTGAAAGCGTCTGTGCGGCGGCTAAGGGCGACTATGAAATAATTGCCGTTCTGGATGGCTACTGGCCTGATCCGCCTATACAAGACCATGCTAACGTGAGCGTGATTCACCTGACCAATTCCATAGGCCAGAGGGCCGCAACCAATCTTGGTATGCGTTTGGCCACTAAGAAATATGTAATGAAAATTGACGGCCATACAATTATGGATGAGGGATTTGATGTCAAACTGGCCGCCGACTGTCAGCCGGACTGGACTATCTGCCCCTTGATGTATGGTCTTGATGTAGAGAATTGGAAGGCTAAACTTCACAAGAAACCCGTTGCTTATATGTATATTGGCAACTGGGACGAGCGTAAAATTCGTATTCAGTATTGGAACGAATACGAAAGTCGCCCCGAAGCGCAAGGACCTATCACCGACCTGATGACCGGGATGGGTAATTGCTGGTTTATGGAACGAGAGCGATATTGGAAGTTGGGTGGTCTCGACGAAAATCACGGCTCTTGGGGTCAGATGGGAATTGAGATTGCCTGCAAGTCTTGGCTTTCCGGCGGTCGTCATGTTCTCAGTCGAAATACCTGGTTCGCCCATTGGTTTAGAAAGAACGAGGGATGGCCTTACCCCCAGTCGGCTTCGGCGGTCGAGGTTGCACGGGACTATTCAAATAATCTTTGGCAGAACAATAAATGGCCCAACCAGGTAAAGACCTTTCAATGGCTCATTAGTAAATTCGCCCCTGTTCCTTCGTGGGACCATATCCAGGCGAACCCGGAAAACTGGATGGAGGTTTTTCACGACCATTTATGCAATCGTGGGCCTACCAAAAACGGTGATTCCGACCGACATCCACAATGGGAGGGTGTAGTAGTTCGCAAGTGGCCGGAAGATATGCTCAACTACGCTGAGGTTATCTTCGAGTGCAAACCTGAAATTATTGTGGAGACGGGTACGTGGAAGGGAGGAAGCGCACTCTACTTTGCTCGTTTACTGGACGCTTTAGGTTCGGGTCAGATTGTGAGTATTGACGTTCTGCCCGGCCCATTTCCGCAATATCCGAGAATAACGTATCTGCAAGGCAGTTCTACCGACGATGCGATTGTGGCGAAGGTGAGGGAGATGGTAGGCGACAAGCGCTGTATGGTTGTCCTCGATTCACTGCATACCCGGGCGCACGTGAAATGGGAACTGCATCGGTATCATTCTCTTGTAACACCAGGTCAATATCTGGTAGTGGAGGACGCTTTCGCTCCTATGCACAAACTCAGACTGCATCACCAACCATTGCAGGCCGCCGAATGGTTCTTGGGCTTGAAGGAAGGTAAGGGATTTGAGCGAACTGATAGAGACAAACGATTTTTAATCTCGGCGGATTTATGGTTGAAGAAGAAATGAAACGCTACTTGGAGCGCAAGACTTACCATCACTACATAGCCAATCACCGCCGATGGCCGGCGTGGAGGGGCGTGCGTATCGTCAAGTATCCTATGGATATGATGGCCTACGCTGAGATTATCTTCAAGCACAGACCTGATATTCTGATTGAGTGCGGTACGAAGTTCGGCGGTTCGGCGTTGTTCTTCGCCGATGTAATGGAGGCTGTGGGCAATGGCCGGGTTATTACTATAGACTTAGATGATTGTAAGTTCCCGTTCCACCCTCGTATTATTTCCCTGCGGGGCTACTCCACTACCAAGCGAATTCTACAACAAGTCAAGATGATGCTCAGTAATGCCTCTGTAATGGTGTCTTTGGACTCAGACCATCACAAGGCCAACGTCGCCCGCGAATTGCGCCATTACGCACCGTTAGTAACGAAGGGTCAATATCTTGTAATTGAAGATGCCTTCCCCCCGGCTGAAGGATATGCAAACGAGGCGGCGGACGAGTTTATCGCTGCTACCAAGCAGTTTAGGCGGGTAATGATTGAGGAAAAGTATCTTTACAGTACGAATGTCTGGCTGCAAAAATTATGAGACCAAAGACACTGCTATACTGCACTGATAATAGTCTCGACGAGAAGTTGTTTCGGCGCGTGCAGGAGATACTTTTAGAGGCGGCTAATGGTTTGCCCATTATCAGTGTATCACAGAAGCCTATCGACTTCGGGCGGAATATCTGTGTAGGCGAAATAGGACGGAGTTGGTTATCCTTATTTCGTCAACAAGATATAGGTTTGGCCGCTATAACTACCCCTGTGGTGTCATTTGTTGAACACGACGTACTTTATACCCGTGAGCATTTTGAATTCGACCCGCCCGACTTAGAGACTTTCTGGTATAACAAGAACCTATGGTTGGGCCAATGGAGCGATACGAACCACCCGGAATTGAAAGGAATGTATAGCTTCTGGCCAAATCGCACGGGACAATCGCAGTTGATTGTGGGCAGGGATATTGCATTGCAGGCATATAGCGAGCGTGAGGCCCTAATAGAAAAGGGTTACTTGTCGCGCGCCGTGCCCGCAGAGCCGGGTCATAAGAAGAACGAGGCGCTGCGAATGTTGGAAAGACTTTACGAACGGGCGTCAAAAGAGGGTGATAGCCGTATGATTTCGAGATACCTGAAAGAATGGGTAGCCAAATGGACGGCCAACTATTTTGAAACGAAAGTTCCAAACGTAGATATACGGCACGGGAATAATTTCTCGCGCGGCAAGCGCGGTTGGAATCGTTGTTATGAATTGGCCCCGTGGGGCAGACTTGAGAATGTATTTAATTAAATGGCTGTAGTAGTTGGTACAAATTCCGGTTTTGTAAGTGTTGCTCCAAGCGCAGACCCTGCTGGCACTGCGCTCCAAATAGACTATTATTCTCGCGCACAAAAGGATACTGCTCCTGTTGGTGCGACGACAGTTACTCAAGTCTTATGGTGGTGCGACAATGCAACTGAAGCAGGAAATTTTGAGGTGGGTCTTTATAGTCACGATGCAACGAATGATATACCTCTAACTCGACTATATGTAGATGACACCAATGCAAAAGGTACGGATGCAGGTTGGAAATCTGTTGATGTAGATTGGGCGATTACGGCGGGTACAATCTACTGGATAGCCGTCCAACTTGATAATACTGCCACACAGACTAATATGGATTATTCTGCAAGTGGGTCGAGAAATTCAAATGATGCTGTTAGTAATGGCCTGCTGGAAACATGGGTAAGTGATGGTACAGGTACATCCAAAATAGCTGTTTGTGCCGTTTGGGAAGCTGGGGGAAGTCCGTCGGCCACGCCCAGCGCCACCCCTTCCGTTACCCCGTCGGCCACGCCGAGCGTTACACCTTCCGTTACCCCCTCGGCTACGCCAAGCGTTACTCCGTCGGCAACACCATCAGTTTCACCTTCTGTTACGCCCAGCGCCACGCCAAGCGCCTCGCCATCGGTTACTCCTTCTGCCACACCGTCCGCAAGTCCGAGTGTAACGCCAAGTGCTACTCCGTCCGCTTCGCCCAGTGTTACGCCTTCTGCAACACCCTCGGCGAGTCCCAGCGTGACTCCCTCGGCTACTCCGAGTGCCACGCCATCAGTTACACCATCAGCAACTCCCAGCGCCAGTCCATCGGTAACACCCAGTGCTACACCGTCAGCAAGTCCGTCTGTGACACCGAGTGCTACACCGAGCGTTACTCCGAGTGCTACGCCGTCAGTTACGCCAAGTGTAACACCGTCAGTAACGCCCTCTGCAACGCCGTCCGCCAGTCCGTCAATTACGCCGTCCGCCAGTCCAAGCGTTACTCCGAGCGCTACACCTTCGGCTTCGCCTTCTGTAACTCCGAGTGCGACTCCCTCTGTTACACCAAGCGCTACGCCAAGTGCATCTCCCTCAGTAACACCAAGTGCATCTCCCTCAGTAACGCCGTCGGCCACACCTTCGGCCACCGTTGCGCCGACGGAATGGATACGTATAACCCTCGATAATGAAGTCAGCGGTTCATTTACAACCGTTGATGGTAAGACTATAACAGTAACTTACGGCCAGATAACCGCTATTGTTTAGGAATGAAGTATGGCAAATCAACGCAGAGTAATAGACGACCAGACGATTTACAATCTTGTCTGTAAACAGGAATTTGCGGACTTAAAGGTGGGACAAGAGAAGGTGCTTGCCGTACTTAAAGGAGAGAACGGAAATAAAGGTGTCTGTGAACGGGTGCGGAATCTGGAACGATTATCACGTGGTATTGTTGCGGTGGGTATCTTCTTTGCGTCCGTAGCGTCAATTCAACTCATTACGGCGCTATTCACCTGGATACGACAACGGATTGGAAACTAATCCTCATCATCATAGTATAGTTCACCCTCCATCGCAGTAATCCGCAAGGCAAAATATCGTTGTCGGCCATCCAACTGCTGTTGCCTGCGAATATAGGTTTGCATCGCAGTTACCGCCCAGAGGTACATCTTCTTCAAAGGCCCGCCATATCGGAGACTATTGAGCCATCCTTCAGCAATAAGTTCGTCCGTTTCAAATCCCGGTTGCCATACCCGCCGAGCCGCAGCTTCCAGAATACCGTACATCTCTGGTTGCCAATAGTTGCTTCTAACTTTCAGAGGACGGCCCACTATTGCACGCGGAATCGAACTACAAGGTCAATCGAGTTTGGGTCCGTCTGGACGGGTAGGAGCTTGCTTGATGTGATGGTGAGCTTAGTGTCGCTTCGCAGGGTGATTGAGACGCCCGTTGGGTCGGCCACGACGAAAATCGTCGCTGCCGCACCTGCGGTCAAAGCCGCCAGAATCACCCACATTAGAATTGTACGTTTCATTTTGAGTCCTTTCAAAAAAAGTCTTATGGTCATTATACCAATCGGGAAAAAACTGTCAAGGGATTAAGGCAAAGGCTCAATTTTTCTACAATTCTTTCAAGATTTCTTTTGACGGCTCCTGTGGTGTCGGTATAATTTTTGTCATGCTTGCACTGAAAATATGCCGTGATACGAGCCTTGCCGGGCACTTCAATTCTTGTGGTGCAAGCATCCGGCAAGGCTTCTTTCTTTGCAAAGAAAGGATGCGTAAATGACAAAACAAATAATCCGCCGCAAATCGTTATTGCCGGTTAAACTCAAAGACCTCACCAAATTCGTTCTTATCGGCAGGGAGAAACTTGTGGCCGTGAAAGCTGCCATTCGCGCCATAGATAAAATCGGTATAGCCAAAGATGTTCGAGAACAAAAACTTGAAGAAGGCCAAATGTTAGGCGGAGCGTTGCTCGATGCCGAATCAAGAATAGGCACGTTGTTAAAAGAAACTGTTACGGCAGGCAACCCTTCAATTGTTGAGGCGGGTCAACAATTGCCAGATGGTATATCTCGAACACTTTCTCATCAGTGCCAGCAACTTGCCGAGCATCCTGATATTATTGAGCAGGTGAAGGCTGAAGCGGCGGAAAATGAGGATATCCCTACACGGTCGGAGGTTCTTCGGAAAATCAAAGAGAAGAAACGCGACGATAATATAGATGAGCAAAAACGAGCCATCGAGAATCTAAAACCAATTAAGGGCATTTTTGATATTATAGTGATTGACCCCCCTTGGCCTTATGGCGGTGGATACAATCCAGAAGGACACCGCGTAGCATCGCCTTATCCCGAAATGTCAATGATGGAACTTGCGGCAATTAAGTTGCCGGCATCGGATAACTGTATTCTATGGTTGTGGACAACTCATAAATTTATATGGGACGCGAAAGACTTGTTAGGTATTTGGGGATTTGAATATAAGGCGATTCTTGTATGGGATAAGCAAAAGATGGGAATGGGTGAATGGTTGCGTATGCAGTGCGAATTTTGCCTCTTGGGTATCAAGGGTAAACCGTTGTGGGAATCAAAATCATTGCGGGATTTTATTTCAGAGGTACGAACGGAACATAGTGTAAAACCGGATGTATTTTACAGAATGATTGAGAATAACTTTAATGGTTCAAAGTTAGATTATTTTAGTCGAAAAGAACGTACTGGTTGGGTTGGATATGGAACAGAATTATATTAAGGGTGCAGAAGGCGAAAAGTATATCGCAGGCAAACTCACCGAACTTGGCTACAAGGTTTTGTATGTAGGTGGTTGCCAACTATATAGAATTACAGGAGAACAATTTTATTCAGTCGATTTAGCAATATTCAAAAATGGCAAAACTTTTTGGGTGCAAGCCAAAAAGAAACCGCACCGAACTAAATATCCTGATACCGGAATGGAACTATATCAATATCAAAATCTTCTCACACATCAAAAAGAAAGTGGGTTGCCTGTTCTGGTTTTATTCACCGATGATACCCAAACAATTTATGGTGAATGGCTCAATAATCTGCCTACTTGTTTTTCAATGGAACAGTTTAATAAAAAAGATAATAGGATGATGATTTACTGGCTTTTGAGTAAATTGAAAGATTATCACGACCTCATATAGGGATAAGTATAACAAACTATTCCACAATTCACCCCGTTCTCAATTTTCTTTTCCGACACCCCGAAAATCGTCGCTTTCATAAGTCCTTGTTTCTGCTATAGTTAGCAAATTCAAAAAGTGAATTCCGAAAATCTTTAGAAAAAAATCCTTGACAGGCTCAAGTCTTACCGGTAGAATTGCCGATAGTACAGGTGAAAGGAATTGACTATGGTGCGTTGCGAAAATCAAAAAGTGAATCTTGCTCGGCGGAAGCTCCTTCCCTCGCTCGCACCGTGGCTGTATGTTTCCGCCGGGCTTCTTTGTTCTTTTACAACTGAATGAGATAATCCGGGGCGGCGGCGTGGAAACCTTACGCCTAAGCAGTATAGGTGAAGTCTGAGGCTGTATAGTTCAGCAACTAATCTCAAACAATATCCTGCCCGCCATTCCCTCTTGACTATGGCGAGCGGTTACACGCTGTGCCGCTCGCCAGCAATCATCCTTGAACGGGGCCGGGACTTCTGTTCAACTCCTCCCTCCTACAGCCCGGCCCCAATTTTGAAAGGAGAATGAAGATGGTTACTACTACTTATACTAAGGAGGTGCACCAGTGACCTATACAGAATACTTGAAGTCAATTAATGCGTGCGGTGAGGCAATTTCTGCCGCAGAAGGTAAGACTGCACAACAAGCGTGGGATACGTGCGAACGCGGCGATTGGATGTTGTGGCTGGCAGGCAAGTTGTCTGGTGAACCCGGTTGTGACCGCCGCCGCAGACTTGTACTGGCATCAACTGAATGTGCGCGCTTGGCTTGGCCTTACGTTAAAGAGCAGGACAAGCAGGTGGTTCAGGCGTGTTATGAAACAGCCGAGCAATGGGCGCGCGGAGAAAATGGAATAACGTTGGAGGTTGTAGAGGCCGCCGCCTGGGCCGCCAGTGCCGCCAGTGCCGCCGCCGTGGACGCCGCCTGGGCCGCCGTGGCCGCCGCCTGGGCCGCCTGGGCCGCCAGTGCCGCCGCCGTGGACGCCGCCAGTGCCGCCTGGGCCGCCAGTGCCGCCGCCGTGGACGCCGCCAGGACCGCCGCCGGGGCTGCCGCCATGGTCGCCACACTCAAACAATGTGCCGTCATTGTGCGGAAATATTATCCAATATCGCCCGCCATGCCTTTGCGCCTCCGGGCTTTTTGAAAGGACAATGAAATGGGAAGAGAGATTCTTGAGGCCGTAAGTGGTTGGTTTGGTATTCTTGCTCTTGTAACACTCTTCATAGTTAGCTTAGTTCAAATAATTCGTTTTGATAAGTGAATAAGACCGGCGGCGGCATGGTTCACGAATCGAACCGACCGGCTATGCTGGCAAAAGCCTGCCCGCCGGGCTTTTTGGAAAGGAAAAGAACTATGAGTGAAGATTTGCATAAATGCACAGTGTCCTTCACCCACGAAAATGAGGGTTCGGCGACTACGCACACTACTACGGACACCAGTGATAATTTTGTGTGGTTATTTGCTTGTGAGATTAGTGAGGCATTACACACAGTATGTTCTGTCTGGGAGTTTGCTGTCATTGCCAACATACTTGACTCACTCGCCGAGGAGTTTTACGTGGACGAGGACGAATCCGACGCAGTTGATGATTTAGTCAAAGCCGCGAGAAAATTCGTGGCGGTGAGGGAGAATAAAAAGAAAGGAAAAGAACTATGAGCATATTTGATGATTTAGCCAGGCGTGCATACAAAGACCGAGCCAGATTGCAGCAGCAAGAGGAGGCTCGTCAGGCGGACGCCGAGAACAAACAGACCATCGAGAACAAGGAAATGCCTGCTCCGTTGCAGGCAGACTGTGGAGTTAGGCAGCAATGATTAGCAAGGATTTTAACATTGCCAAGCAAGTGCGGGACTGTCTGAGGCGCAATTCTGATGGTGATTGGTATATCACGGAACGAACTGAATCTGCGGTTCGGCGGCTTGTTTACAAAGCCTACAGGAAAGGTCGTAAAGATGGTATGGCTATTGCGGAACGGATGCCGGTTGGCCGGGTCGGGGCGGATGGCAAGGAAGTTCACCGCCCCGTTAAGGAGGTGAAACTATGACCGACAACCGATTCAACATATTCGCCCTATGTTTCTCTTTTGCGGTGATTCTGACTATCGCCGTACAAGGTGAACCAGAGGAAGCCACTATCCGCAAGGCGGCGGAACGGAACGGCTGTCGAGGCGACGACTATCTGATTCTACGGGCGATCCGGAAGGCAGAGAACGGCCCGAAGAATCTCGAATTTGGAGTAATGAATCCGAAGGCGAACAATCTTGACCGGCAGGCTGGATGGGCGGCTGCAACAATAGTGGCGCAACATCGGCGGCAACCGACTTTGACTGGCAAGGCATTTATTGAGAGTTTGGCCGACCGCTACTGCCCGCCCTCTTGCGACCCCGTAGGGAACAGAAATTGGAAGAAGAATGTCTGGTACTGGTTCGTCAAGTACAAGGAGCAGCAATGAGACCATATAGGGGCAAGCGCAAGGACAACGGGGAATGGGTGTATGGCCACTACTTTGCTATCGGCGACCGTGCCTTCATTGTGTGGCCGAAGGCTCGCTACCACAACGCATATATTCTCTCCTGTCAGGTCTTAAATGGTGAAGGGCACGATTTTGTTGAGGTTGACCCCGCCACAGTCGGCCAGTTCACCGGCCTGAAGGACAAGAACGGCAAGGAGATATACGGGGGGGATATAGTGCAGCGGCTTGGTGACAATGGTTATGTGTCCAAAGGGGTAATAGAGCATTACAGAAGTGCTTTTCGGATACGTGGTGATGATAATTCTTATGATTATCTGCACGACCACGTACCAGAACACCAGTTGGAAGTCATCGGCAACGTCCACGATAAAGGAGACTAACAATGGCTGAATTTTACCCTGAAGACTGGTACTGCCTGACCCACGACTGTAGGTGGAATAGAGCGAATGACGAATGGACTACTCCAAGATACTGCCCTAAATCCGAAGCGTGGCTCGAAGATTATCCGCCTGAACGATGTGAGATAATGACTATCGGCGACGCCGAGGCGGGCGAAGCCGCAAATAGGCACGATGCCGACCTTGAAGACAGGAGCTTAGGATTATGACCCCTAACTGGCGACATTTTTGCGAAATGATTCTACTGATATTATTCAGTCTCTTTATAGTGGGACTGATAGTCCTTGGAGCTTGGTATGAATGGCGGAAGTTCTGGTTCTTTGTAAGTTACTAAACAATGGATGATATGACTGTCTATCGCGCGCTTACCGAACATCAAGGGTCAACCGTATGCGAACTTGCGAAAAAATTAAAAGCGGAACGAGGCGACATATATTTGGATTTACACCGCTTATTCCTGACCAACGTAGCTGATAAAATGCTTGCTCAATACTGCCAGATATGCGGCAAAAAAGAGACAACGTGGTGGGCAAGACGTAGCCCGTTCAAAAAGGTGGATACAAAATATGATGATACACCAAAAACAAATGACGGAACAGATGACGGACAGGGAGAAGATGAAGTGTCAGCAATGGCTGAATGAACACTACGGCCCGCAGTTGGCGGCCCGGAAACGTCGCAAGGCAATAATGGAAGCAAGGCAAAGAGCAGAACAGGAGAACGATTATGAACTTTGCAACAGTTAGAACGATTATCGACCAGAAGGCAGAAAACGGGTACGCCGCGACAATGCCAATGTTCGGCATTATCACCGAGTTTAAAGGCGAAGGACTGAGCAGCAGCAACAAACCCTGGAAGAAAGTAGTTGTCAGGGATGACGCCAACGAGTTGCACAATGTTACCTTGAGGGGCACATTACCTGGCCCGCAAGTTATCGGGCAGCGATGCCAATTCGATATGTCGTCATACAACGGAGACGCCAACGGCCAACCCTACATCGGCTATTCCGGCTTTTGGAAGCATGGGCCAGTCGCACAGCAAGGCCAGCAAGCCCCCCAGCAACCCCGTCCTGCCCCAAACGCCCCGCCGAGGCAGCCACAGGCCCCACCAACTAGTGATGGGAACGCTTCTATCTGCCGCCAATGTGCGGGTAAATGTGCTGCCAGGCTGGTCGCAGCCCACATTGCCGCCGGTAATGGTAGCGTCGGCGTGCCAGAAATCTTCGCTATCGCCGAGCCTCTTGCCAACTGGTTTATTAAGGGTGAGCTACCCAAGAAGGCCAATGTACTGCGCCAGCAGACGGAGCCTGACGACTACGACGCCAGCAACGTGCCCGACCCCGATCCAAGCATACAGGAAGCGCCGACAGGGGATGACATTCCCTTTTGATAACGGAATATGGCAAGCCGTAAAGGATTACCACAATGGACATAATACAAGTCAGCGACGCCATACAAAAGCTCATAGCGGAAATCGGCAAGTGCCGCCGGGAGATTGAAGGTAAGGGTGCGGCCCGCGCAATGGCTATCAAGAACTATGATATGCGGATGGGGACTGCCGTAGTCACCCTGAAGGAAGAAGGCAAGTTTCCAGCTACTCTCATCGAGAAGATTGCCAAGAAACTGTGTGCCGAAGAACGGTACGAACTTGAAATCGCCGAGTCTGGATATAAGGCGGTTATCTGCAATTTAGATGCCCTCTGTGCACAATTAAATGGTTATCAATCAATATATAGACACCTTGATTCAGCTTAAGAGGATATTATGAGAAAATATCTTTGTTTAAGATGTAAACAATATAAGCCAGAAGTGGAATTTCATCCTAATCTGCGTCCGAATCGTAATCGCAAAGTACAGTCTTGGTGTAAGATTTGTCATTCTGAATATGCCAAGATATATAATCAAAATTCAATCGTCAAAGTAAGAAATCGAGAAAATGCGCGGAAACCTGCAAATCGTCTCAGAAAAGCATCATATCAAAGAAAGATGCGGGCACAAAATCCGAATCATCATCGTTCTTTACATCTAAAAAGAACTTTTGGAATAACCTTTGAAGATTACACGAGAATACTAATAACGCAAAATAACGCGTGTGCCATTTGTGGAGTGTTTCTTGAAAATACAGGACGACAGGTTTTCGATGTTGACCATGACCACAAAACCGGAAAAATACGGGGTTTGTTATGTCGTAAATGTAATACTGATTTGGCTGTTTTGGAAAATGGCAAATGGAATGAACAGGCACAAAGATATTTGTCTAAATCAATTTTCAGGCATTTGGACAGTGCATAGCTTTCATCACCTGCGCGGGGACACAACTCCGCGCACCTCCTCCGAAAGTCCTGCCGAAAAGGTATCGCCTGAGTAGGCAGGGCTTTTTAGAAAGGACAAGTAATGGCCGAATGGCCGGAACATCTAAGAAGGCAGGAGAAGCCAAAATGAGCAAAACGAAGCGACTCGATTATAAGTATTTGTGGGACGATTTGATCTCAGCAATCTGCCGTGAATTGGTGCACCTCGAAGAGCAACCAAATGCCACGATGGAAGATATATGGGTCAAAGGAACGCTTTGGAACGTATTGCGCAAGATGTGTGCATTACATAAATTGCCTCGAAGAGTACAGAATCAAGAACTTACGCGGCCATTATTTGAAGAACCCACAGGGGCGACACATTTGAGGAGCCAAAATGAATGAAGAAGCAGTAATGAACAACAGAATTGAACTAGCATTATTTCGTTGTGATCCATACACAGGTTATGTTAGCGCGCCGTTAGCCCGCAACAGCGACCCCCTGAGCAGTTTTCAGGCAGTTAAACGATTAGACTTATTTCTCAAACAAGTCCGCCTCGCATTAAGTCCACGCGCGAGCAAGATGATTAAAGATTCGTGTCTTGAGGGTTGCGATTTTGCGGAAGAGGACTTGGAGAACATAAGCGATGCCTTTAATCAGATAGCCTACCTTATAAGTCAGTTGGAGAAGCCGAAATGAGTGAACCAAAAAAGACAAAATATAACGACATTTACTTTGAGGCCGACCCAGATACCAGTCCTATATTGGTCTGGCATTGTCTCAGTAATAAAGATGATTACGGACTGGGATTTGTTGAATGGTATTGCCGTAATCCCTTTTCTTTCCCATCATCTTGCGTCCGAAACCGCCAATGGAAACAATGGCAGTTTGTACCCTATAAGGACACCGCCTACGCCAAAGACTGTCTGATTGACATAGCCCACTTTATGGGTCAGTTGAAGAAGCCTTCTTGATTTTTGATGGCAAGGATGCCGAATAGATGACTCCCAACCTCATCATAACAGGCGACTGCATCATATCATATCCGCATTATTGCTACGACTGCGGCTGCGCTTATGTCTCACCTGAGCGGCTTGCTCCCTGTTGGGCCTGCGGCTCGAAGAATGTAATTAACTGTTTTAGAGAGACTTATGGCGAACAAAAAGGAGAACCTGGTGGGCGGCTGTCCCGTTGATTCTTGGGCCGGATGGCTGAGAAAAAAGTGCAGCCCCGGCATAGACTACGAAGTCGTTTTGTGTATGCAGAAATAAGGAGCCAAAGGAATGTCTGAAATATGTCCCGTCTGTGGTCAAGTAATACGGAAAAAGCGATGGTCGCCGCCGACGCTTGAGGAAGTCAAGGTGTACCAGAAAGAGAATCCCGATTTGCGCAACGTGGACGCTTATACATTCTGGACATCATACACAAAGAGCGACTGGGCAGACACGGCGGGCAAGGCTATCCGCAATTGGAAGCTCAAGATGTGGACGTGGAGCAAGCACGCCGACCCGGTGAAGCCAAAATACGAACCGCCAAAACGACGTTACGTGCCTTCCGTTGCGCCGGTTGTAGAGGCCACAGACGAAGAGAAGGCGGCTATCAAGGCGAGGATACTTGGAGGCCCCGGCCCGCCGGGCAAGGGGCTGACGGTGCGAACGGCAGAGCAACAGAAGCAGGCATTGGGAGTTTGAGTAATGGCAAAGACGCCAAGACAACGGATTGTCAAGAGGCTCGATGATTTACTACGAGAGATAGTACGCTTGCGGGACAATGATACCTGCCAGAAGTGCGGCAAGACGGTATATGGCAGCAACAGTCAGCCGAGTCACGTAATAGCTAAGGGCCGGTGTCTTTTGCTCCGATGGGACTTACTCAACGTCAAATTGCTCTGCAATAGTTGTCATCGGTGGTGGCATCTGAATCCCATAAATGCGGCGTCTTGGTTCGCGGATAGATTCCCGTCGCGCTATGATTACGTGAAACAGTATGAGTACAAGTTGAGCCGGATGCGTATGTCCGACTTTCAACAAATTGAAAGCCTGTTGAAGGCAAAACTACAAGATTTGAAAGGAGACGCGAAATGAAGAAGAAAGAATGTAAGCGGTCGGCTGCTTGTATAACCTTCACCGATGCTGCGTCTTGGAGTACGGATGGTCGAAAGGCGGTGGCGGATTGGTTGCGGTCTCAAGCGAAAGCGCTTATCCAAGATGGCAGATTGTATGCAAAACGCACAGTAGCGCGCTATTGGTATGTTGAATGAACTTTTTTTAGGAGACACGAAATGAAGACAAGAATGTATGTAGTGGTGGCGGCGTTCCTGATTCTGTGTAGCGGTTGCGACCAGACGAGCAGGCAGAGGCTTGATATGCTCGAAGGCGTAGTCGCCAAAGGGACTGAGGCTTCGGCGGCGATAACTGCCGAATTGACTACGGTGCGGCAAGGTATGGTCGAAATGCAGGCGACATTGGCCGATCCGAATCTTGCCGTGCCCGAGCGCGAGAGAATTCAAATTCTGCTTGCAGCCTCGGCAGCCAAAATCACAACTGGATTAGAAGCGAAGGCCAAAATTGATGCAGAGGTCGCCGTATGGGAGGCCAAGTTAGTAGAGTTGAAGGGCAAGGACGTGACCTACGCCGACGAATTGCTTCTCTACAGCCAAGCCCTGTCTGCCTTTGGGAAGGTGCTACCCCCGGCTTATGGCCCCTACGTCACGTTGGCTGGCATTATCGCTGCTGCGGTTGCGACGTATTTAGCGAAGAAAGCAAAGGCGGGAGAAGCGAATCAGAAGGGCGTCTCGGTTGGCCTGGTCGAGTCGGTCAATAAACTTCTGGCTTCGCCGGTCGTAACAAACCAAAATGCGGCGAAAGAGATTCTCAAAGAATCACAAGAAGAGTCGGAAATCCGAGAGGAAGTCCGAAAACTACTTTAACAACAACCACAGAACAGGAGCAACTTTCCCCCCAAAACGAGAAAGCCGCCCATCAGGACGGCTTTTTTTGTTACCAGCATTGCGCAGGATTGACGAACTCGGGCGCGAGGGTATCAAGCTACCCCTCCTTTTCCGCCGCAACGATAAGGGCGCGAGCAACAGTTGCTGCCGGCAATTCATCGTCATCGCCTGGGTGGATACCGTAGGACTCGTAATAAGTATCTTCAACTTCCTTGAGCAATGCCTTGCACGCGGCCAGCAGTTGCGGGGCGGCGGCGATGAGCCGGTACTTGTCGGCGAGTTCGTCAGCGATTTCCTGCAGGCGCGGCCCGCCGCCGTAATGGATTTCGCTCGCTACATCTGAAACAACCTTCTCCATTAGCGACATATATTTTGGATTTCGTTCCAAAAGACTCATTTTTGCACCTCACTTTCAAAGGCCCCCGGCCCGGCTCTGGATTAGTAGGACCGAAACCGGGGGCAAGGGGGAAAATGACCTATCGTCGCTCAATCTCGTTCGGCAAATCGAACAGGATTTTAATAGTCAATATCTTGTGGCATTTTGTACACTCGACAACGTACCACCGGTCTTCTACTTTGCGCACGATACACCGTGCTTGACAGGGTTTGTGATAAAAGTTTTCCTTTTTCATTTTCTTACCCTTTCAAAAGTGGTTGATAAATAGTCTCATCAGCACGAGCCTTACTCATGGACGGCCCGAAGGCCGTTTCGACTTTATTGAGTTATCTCTATTCCGATTGCCTTGTTGATTTCTGTCTGCTGCGAGGATTTGATTTTGGCCCCGTATAGGTTGGCCC